AAGTAGCGCATATCGTTCAGGATCACGTCAGGATCGATAGAGCCAAAGCCGTCTCGAAGATACAAATTCCCAGAACCAACGCTGAGATCAAAAGCGCGCTTAAAGTCTCTTTCATCTAAGGTGTTATCAAGGTGTAAGGGTTTGTTAGCCACAACGGTCATAAGCCTAAGCCCAGTCCGCTGTACTGATTCTTCCAGAGCGATGTATCCGACCTTAAAGCCTTCAGTGATAAGATGCTGGGCGAGTTCCCCGCAAAGGGTGCTCTTACCAGCCCCGGTACCCGCTGTGATGGTGATAAGCTCTTTGAGCCTGATACCACCAGTAACGGTATCAATAGCACTCCAAGGCCAAGAGCAGTCCCTGCCAACCATTGGAGCCCTGAGAAGATCATAGATCTCAGCTCCTGATATGATTGACTTAGGGGTGTAGCTCTGGGCGTTCCAGATAGCTTGTCTAATCGCCTCACCGTCAACGGCTTGTAGTGCCTCTGATGCATCCTTGTATCCTCCAAGGCTAGCGAGCTTGACCTTGTCTGGTGGGAATAATTGAGCGCACTCAAGTGTTGCTGCTTGTCCTGGTTCATCAGCGTCGAATAGAAGAACGATCTCATCAAAGCCCATCAGCCAAGTGAGCTGATGTTCGAGATCCTTGCGGGCTCCCTTGGCTCCTGAGAAGATAGAGACTACTGGCCACTTGGGCATTGCCTGATAGACAGACAAGGCATCCATTTCGCCCTCAGTGATCACGACTCTCTTGCCGCCACCAAAGAGCTGTTGGCCGAATAGGCGCTTCTCAGCGTTCTTGCCTCGCCACTTAAAGTTCTTCTCTTGGTCTTTCTCTTTGTAGCCAACAACACGGCCAGCTACATCGGTATAGGGGAACTTGATGTGAGGCCCCTCGACCTTGACGTTGAACTTACGGCAGACTTCTTCGCTGATCTTGCGAGCACGCAATGCGCGATGCTCACCAAAGAAATCAAGGCCCCCAGAGGGAGCCTCGCTGTCATCTGTGCTTGTCACATGGTTGCATGAAAAACAGTAAGTGTGACCATCAGTGTAGAGACTGTTGGCGTCTGAGCTACCGCAATTGCCACAAGGGATGTGACGTACGAACTCAGAGTCTGAGCTCATCGAGCACCTCCACGTAATCTACGAGGGCATTGCGCAGGTCGCGGATGTTAACGTGAAAGTCGTTCTCGTATTCGTCGACGATTGCATCAAGCTCGCGCATGAAGATGTCGATGTCAGGGTTCACTTTAGCCATGATTCGGGAATGGAGGGACCAATGCACCATGGGAACCCGTGCTTGTCTGCCCAGGCTCCGTAGGTTGTCTTTGAAGATTTTGATAGCTTGTTGTTAGCTTGGAATACAAACCGTATGTCTAGACTGGGATGAGCCTTCTTAACCGCAAGCATCTTGGTTCGGTCTGCTGGCTTGAAGAAGCCTTTAGCCTCAAGAATAACGCCGTTAGGAAGTTCAAAGTCTGGAGTGTAGGTTCGTTTGCATACATAATCGAGGTGCCTGCACTCATAGAGATAGGGCACCCCAACGTGGTCTAGTTGAGCAGCAAGGCGCTGCTCGAACTTAGATCGGAACTTATCAGAAATCATAGCCGCCTTCTTCTTCAGCATCGGGCTCAACCTCAGCAGCTACCACGTTGGGAGCACTGAGCTTGAAGCCGTCACGCTTTCCGAACAAGGCAGCTACTTCCTCTTGGCCAAGGTCACCGGAGTCGACAACCTGGCCGCTGTTCAGCTCAAGTACCTGAGCACCAAGAACGATCAGCTTAGTGCCCAGCTTGGGCTTGGTGTAGGGCTTCTGCTGAACGATGAGCACTACCTTAGTGCCCTTGCGGATGCCCTTACGGGTTTCAAGGGGGATGATGTCTCCATCAGTGTCAACGAAGACAACCTCAGGCAGCTTTGTAACTCCCTCCTCTTGCTGGTTGTAGGTGTACTTGACCAGCCCTTCCTCGTCCCACTTGGGGTCGTTGGTGCGCTTGGTGGTGCCTTTGCTGGCTGCCCACTCGAGCAGCTCAGCACGGTCAGGCTCGACCTGGCCCTTCAGCACCTCAGCAGGGATACGGAAGCTGAAGCAGCAGTTCTGGAACTTACCGCTTGGCTCAGCAACGTTGACGAAACCCTCAAGGGTGGTCTCGAAGGTGTAGCGGTTGTTGGTCATTTCAGCAGAAAAAGTAGTGTGAATGGTTGACTTGATCAAGGTCTAGGTCACCGATGATCATGCCATCAGGAACCTCGAGGCCTAGTTGTTTGGCCCAGTCATTGAGTGGATCGCCCTTGTACATCTCGACGAAGTGCATTCGGATGTCCCGCTGCATGTCATCCATGTCGCAAGAGCGGCCAAGGATGCAGTCATGGATGCAGGTGAAAGGCCTGTCCCACTCGCTGAACATGAAGTGCAGGAGTGAGGCATCCAAGCTGTGCACAAGGTTTGGAGGCAGGCTTGCAGCGTGCTTACCGGGGTCGGGTGTACCCGGACCGGATGCCATACTGAAAGACTTGACTGAGCCCATGATGCGTGTCTGCACACGCTCGGTCTCTAGCTTGTTGCGGAATTGATTCACAACAAACCCACTTGGTGTGCGCCACTCAATGCTGTCTACGCCTCGGTTGACGATCTCTCGAGCAACGCGCTTGAGCCAACCCATGACCACGATTGGGCCAGGGAATACCTCAGTGACAGCTTTGTTGTAGATGGCGTCTGTGATCTCAGTGATGTAAGGCTTAGGATCCTTACCCTTTTCCACGAGAGCAGAGTGAATGTAGCCCCTAGCGCTGTGGCGTGTAACGCCGTAGCAAAGGGTCATCACTGTTCTCTTGGTCACTTTGCGGTCGATCCAGCTATGGATCTCCTCAGGTAGATACTTGAGGGCCGCATTTGCCACTGTCCTGTAGCCATCGGAAGGCTCAGGAGTGGGCACCACATTGACCTGTACCGCTGCAGAACGGTTCAGGGTAAGTGCTGATAGGTGCTGCAAGCCAGAACATGTAGCGTCGATGCCAATGGGCAGGCCGCTAGTGTCCTTAGTCTGAGCAATCAAGCAATCATAAATCTCGAGCACAGCAGCAAGGAATACCCATGGTTCACTTGCCTGATCCCACATACGAGCAGTCCCGTAAGGGTCCTGAGCGATGATGGTGAACAGCTCGAAGTTATCGCGCGCCCATTGCACGCGCTCGTCGTGTGTTTTCTTATCTAGGCCAAACGCTGTACCGGCTTGCCACAGCAACCAGTACTCGTTGATGGGGCCTTCCTCAGCGAAGTAGAACAGCGACTTATCAAAGTCAGTGCCCTGAGGGCTGAGGCTAGTGGGTAGTGTATAGACACGTCCGCGATAGTCAAAGTTCCATGGTAGGTAGAACTTTTCTTCGTTGGCGAACATGCCAGCGGTGAACATAACCTCAGTGGTGCGCCAATTATGCTGGTCGTTACGAGCGTTCTCGTTTTCAACCTTGGTGCGATAGGTGCGCCACTCACGTATCTGTTCCTTAGTTGCATCCTCAGTCAGCCAGTTATGTGCCTCAACAGCACGTGCACGACGGAAGGAACCGATAACCCGCCAGTCCTGATAAGCCAGTTTGGCGACATCGTAGACATTACGGTTAATGCGGTACGCAACACGCTGTAGGTTGTTAAGCATCTTGATGGGTAGATCACCCTGATCTGGACGCTGGGCGAAGCTGTAGCCACGCACTAATGTGCGGCTACGTGCCTCAGCCGTTAGGTACCCACCTTTTTCAGTGGCGGACCAGTCCACTGGGGGACAGAGCATAGGCCACTGCATGTAGGCAAGCTCAATAGCACGAGCCATTACCGTGTCGCGCATCTCGATAAAGTCTCGAGACAGGCGCACGTGCGTAACCTTGTCACGCTTGGCACGTTGGATAACATCGAACTCCGCCCATCCTGTCTCCTTTATGAATATGGATAGGAGAAATGTACCAACCCTGGCTAGCTCGTGCGCTGACCAGGCTTCCCACTCAATACCCTCCTTGTTCATCGCTCGGGTCATATCGGTGATACGATACTTGTTACCCTTACTTGAATGCCATCTCTTCTCAATGGCCTTATAGAGACCAGGCGCCTCGCTCAAATAGTGAGACAACCTACGCTCAGCCTGAACGGCTTGACCGATTGCGATGATGACGGTTTTGTATTCGGAAGGATCCTTGGTGTGGTTGGTGGTACGACCTTGGGATGTCTTAACGAGCGTGTCTAGGCACACCTTCATGGTGATGACAGACAGAACCTTAGGGTCCATGTCTGCAAGCATCTTGGCCAGTGTGGCATAGCCGCGCCCTGCAGGCCCACGGGTTAGGTTACCAATGGTGCGACGAACCTCAGTAGACATTGTGTCTACGGCCAGGCTTATTGCCTTACTACCGTATGTCGTCTGAGATCCACGGCCCTGCTCTTCACGCTTGCGCGTGCGTGTGGTTAGCCGTTCGCCCCCTGCCTCTTTAGCAGCGAGCTCGAGTGACAGCTGGCGTTGGACACCAGCAAGATCGGTGTGCATTAATCAGACCTCATACTCAAGGTTTCCAGCGAGGAAGCGAGAATACTCTTCCTCAGTAAGCTTCTCTATCGATTCCATAGAGAGAGATAGGATATATCCCTCATCATCTGTATAAGTCTGATCATCTAGATAAATGGTCATAGTGCTC